ACTGCTGGTTCAGGTATAAAAATAGCACCTGATACTATTGCATTTTGTCCATCAGGTTTGGTAGACCAAAATAAACAAAATATGGTTCTATCATATATGCATAAAGCAATTAAACCCGTTAATCAATTAAGAATGATAGAAGATGCTGTTGTTATTTACAGAATAGCAAGGGCACCTGAAAGAAGAATATTTAAGATTGATGTAGGTAATTTACCTAAACAAAAAGCAGAACAGTATTTAAGAGATGTTATGGCAAGATATAGAAACAAACTTGTTTATGATGCATCTACTGGTGAAATTAGAGATGATAGAAACTATATGTCAATGTTAGAAGATTTCTGGTTACCAAGTAGAGAAGGTGGAAGAGGTACTGATATAACAACATTACCTGGTGGTCAAAATCTAGGTGAAATGTCAGATGTTGAATATTTTCAAAAGAAATTATACAGAAGTTTGAACGTACCAGTAAGTAGATTAGAAGCATCTGATGGTTTTAGTTTAGGAAGAGCATCTGAAATATCAAGAGATGAACTTAAATTTACAAAATTTGTACAAAGATTAAGAAAAAGATTTACAGAACTGTTTAATGATATTTTGAGAACTCAACTAATATTAAAGAAAATTATTGCTGAAGAAGATTGGTATACAATTTCACAATCTATACAATATGACTATTTACAAGATGGTCATTTTGCAGAACTAAAAGATACAGAACTGTTAAGAAGTAGATTAGATTTAGCAATGAGTATGAGAGATTATGTTGGTAAATATTATTCAGTAGAATATATTAGAAAGCATATCTTAAAACAAAATGAAAAAGAAATTGAAGAAATGAATAAACAAATTAAGAAAGAAATTGATGATGGTATTATATCATCACCAACTGAGCAAACAGGAGAGTATTGATGAGTGAGCAAATAAAAAGTTTTATAAACAGTGTTTATACAGATAAAAGTGCAGATGCAGGTGAAGAATTTAAAGACGCCCTAAGAGCAAAAGTCGGTGATGCTTTAGAAAAAAGAAGAAAAGAAATGTCACAGAATATGTTTAAAGCACAACAAGGTGAATTTGAAGAAGCACCTCACAACGAACAAAAACCAGAAATAGCATCAACAGGTTCATTTGCACCTGATGGTTCTGTTATAAATAATAATGACGAAACAACAGTTGATATGGATTTAACAGACAATGAAGAAAGTAAGTAACATGGTAAAAGAAACTAAACTCTTTGACACTAAAGTTTTCAACTTATTAAGTCCTAAAGAACAAGATTGTATAACTGATATATTTGAGAAAGTAGATGCTAATAAAGATAATGATGCATTCTTTCTTACTAAATTTAATCAAGCAATAGAAGTTTCTTGTAATAAACATAATGTGGATAAATTTAAAGTCGAAAATTTTTTAGATAATAATGTCAATGAAATATTAGGAGTAAAGATATGAGTCACACAATTAAAGTAAAGGGAAGTGTAATAAACAATCCTGATGATAACAATATAGGTAAAGCACACTTTGTTCATTGTGTTGCAACTGGTGGTACACAAACAGGTACAGTAAAAAATGCTGGTGGTACAACACTAGGTCAGTTTTATTTACACGCCGCCGGTGATTCCATAGTGATAGAAAAAACAACAACTGATACAATTACATTAGCAGATGGACACGCAAGTGCATGTGCGCCTAGAAGTTAATGCAGTTATATCACAGGTATTTAAAACTACCTTTTAATTTTGAGAAACCTACTCTATATGATAGTGTTGAACAAAAAGATTATTGTGAGTTTATTTATTTTAAAGATAAGGATTTAAAAACTGAACCTATATTAGATTTTATTGATAGTCTTGGACTTTATAGAATAAAAACAAATTCTGTTTATTCAGCACCAAATGATGGTATCCGAATTCATAGTGATACATCAGATTTATCAGATAAAGTAAAACTAAGTTTTAGTTGGGGTTCACCTGATAGCAAAACTATATGGTGGGAACCTAAAACTTATAAAAAAGTTAAAGTAGTAAAGTTTTATGAAAGTAATATGAATAGAACAGTAAAATGTAGCAAAATAAAAATGTTATCATTAAAAGAAAAAATGCGACTATTTTTTAAAAATAAAAAAGCAGAAAATATTATCAAGTATGCTGTTGCAAAAGAAAATGAATGTGATAAGGTGCTAGAAAGAACTATTGATAGACCTAGTTTATATAACGTAGGTAGATTACATTCAACTTGGAACCCTTCAAGCAAGGGTAGATGGACATTATCTTTTATATTAGGTAAGAAAAAAGATAAAAAACCATTAGAGTTTATTGAATCGTTAAATTATTTTAGAAATTATATAAGGAGTGAATATGAGTGAAAATATTATTGAGTTTACAATACCTGACATTACTTTTAAAACAAGAGTGAAAGATAAAGAAGGAAACTTTGATTGGAAAGACGTAAATAGTAGAGAATTATTTAAAGGTAAAAAATCTTTAGTAGTTGCTTTACCAGGTGCTTTTACACCTACTTGCACATCAAAACAATTACCAGGTTATGAGGAAAAATATAGCGAATTTAAAGAACAAGGTATTGATGAAATATATTGTCTTTCTGTTAATGATGCTTTTGTAATGCACAATTGGGGAAAATCTTTAGGTATCAAAAACGTAAAAATGTTACCTGATGGCAATGCAGATATGACTAGACAAATGGGTATGTTAGTCAAAAAAGAAAATTTAGGTTTTGGTAAAAGGTCGTGGAGATATGCTATGCTGATTGACAACATTACAATTAAAGTAATGTGGATTGAACAAAACATAGTAGATAATGCAGAAGATGATCCTTATGTAATAACAGAACCAGATAATGTATTAAATTGGTTAAAACAAAATAAAATTTAGGAGATAATATGGCAGATGTTGTAACAGTTCAAGAGTTAGTAGATACTACGGGTATAAAATATGTTGCTAAACTTACTAATATATCTGATGGATCCGGTGAAGATTTAGTTGAAAAAATAACTTCAGCAAATGAAACATTTATGACCTCAGATGGTGCTAGAAAAATTTCTAAAATAAACTGGTCTATTAATACTTTAAACCGAAATGGTGCTGTTGAGATTTTGTGGGAAGGGACTACGAATGCTACTGCATGTGTATTATCAGGTCAAGGTGTTTGGGATTTAAATACTTTAGGTAATGATATACTTAATAATGCAACATCACCAACAGGAGATGTGTTGTTAACAACTAAAAACTTCTCTCAAGGAGATAGTTATACAATAGTTGTTGAGTTTAGGTAATAACTTTTATAAATAGTAGTTATTAGAGAGAGAAAACTATGAAACTAATATCAGAAGAAATACAAGACGCCGAATATCTCGTTGAAAATGTTAATGGTCAAAAGAAGTATAAGATAAAAGGTGTATTTCTACAATCTGACATTAAGAACAGAAACGGTAGAGTTTATCCTAAACAAGTAATGATGAAAGAAGTTAATCGTTACACAGAACAATTTGTTAATAAGAATAGAGCATTTGGTGAATTAGGTCATCCTGATGGACCAACTGTCAATCTTGAAAGAGTTTCACATATGATTACTAAATTAACACAAGACGGTGCTAATTATTATGGTGAAGCAAAAATAATGAACACACCTTACGGTAAGATTGTAAAGGGTCTTATAGATGAGGGCGCACAACTAGGTGTTTCTTCAAGAGGTTTAGGTTCATTAGAACAGAGAAATGGTGCTAATTATGTGAAGTCAGATTTCATGTTAGCAACCGCCGCCGACATTGTTGCAGACCCTTCCGCCCCTGATGCTTTTGTACAAGGTATTATGGAAAATAAAGAATGGATTTGGGATAATGGTAGAATGATAGAAAGAGATATTGATGCTTGGAAGAGAGAAATCAAAGACGCATCAAGTAAAAAACTAGAAGAAAAAAAGTTACAAATTTTTAATAAATTTCTTAAAAATCTGTAGTATTATAAATAATTGTTAAAAAACGAAAGTTCTTTAAAGGAGATTAAATATGACTGAAGAAAACAATAAAGTCGTGGCACTAGAGGAGATTGAAAGAGAGTTGGACGAAAAAGCAAATCCTCAAGCAGATGCTCCAAAAAAGAATGCTGTGGCGCCAGAAGGGTCAAACATTGCGAGTATGGCAAAGTATGATGATTTGGGTGCTCCTGTAGTTAAACCTACTGACAGCAATCCAGACGCCACAAAAAAATCAAAAAAAGCACAAGACTCAGTTAATGCAAAAGCAAAAGACGGAGACCCTAACGAGTCACCTGATACAGAAAAGGGTGTAACTAAAGTTGGAACACCTGGACAGAAAGAAACAGTTAAAGCACAGAAAGACCATGAGAAAATTAATGCTGACAAGCATATGTTAGACGATACTTATGGTGAAGAAATTGAATTAGATGTTTCTGCTGACGTAGATGCTCTAGTAAAAGACGAAGGTCTATCAGAAGAATTCAAGAACAAAGCATCAACTATATTCGAGGCGGCGGTTAAAGCAAAAATAACCGAGCATAGAATTAGATTAAATGCAGAGTTCGACAAAAAATTAAACGAAGAAATAGAAAGCGAAAAAGAAAAACTTTCTGAAAAGGTAGACACATACTTAACATATGTTGTTGAAGAATGGATGAAAGAAAACTCTATTGCTATCGAAAGAGGTATTAAGGGTGAAATCGCAGAAGATTTTATTTCAGGTCTTAAAAAACTTTTCGAGGATCATTACATAGATGTTCCAGATGAAAAGTATAATGTGTTAGAAGACCAAGCATCAAGAATTGAAGAGTTATCTAAAAAACTTGATGAAGAGATTCAAAAGAATGTTGAATTTAAAAAAGTAACCAGTGATTATAAGAGAAACGACATTGTAAATGAAGTTGCATCTGACCTTGCTGATTCACAAAAAGAAAAGTTCAATAAACTTTCTGAAGAAATTGAGTATTCAAATGAAGAAGAATTCAAATCAAAAATAAACACTATTAAAGAGTCTTATTTTGGTAAGAAAGAAACTTCATCTGATATTGATGATGTAGCGGTCGGCGATAATACTGCTGTAGATAGTGCAGAGTTGTCAAATTCTATGGCAAGATATACCGCCGCTATAAGTAAACTAAAAGACATTAAGTTGTCAAAAACAAATTAGGGAGAGATAATAATGTATTTATCTGAAACATACGAAAAGAAATGGCAACCAGTCTTAAATCATCCTGATTTACCTGAAATTAAGGATTCTTATAGACGTGCCGTTACTTCAGTCATCTTGGAAAACCAAGAAAAAGCAATAAACGAAGACAGGTCATTCCTAAGTGAAGCAAGTCCGAGTGTAACTCCTGCTAACGCAACTGGCGCCAGTATCGATAACTGGGACCCGATTTTAATCTCGTTAGTAAGAAGAGCAATGCCGAACTTAATCGCTTATGATATTTGTGGTGTTCAACCAATGACTGGTCCAACTGGATTAATCTTTGCAATGAGGGCAAGATATGACAGTCAGTCAGGAACAGAAGCACTATTTGACGAAGCAGATACAGACTTCTCTGGAAGAAACAAAGAAGGTTCATCTGTAGATGGTTTCTCAAGCACTGCTCACGCAGGAACAAATCCAAAACTATTAAACGATAATCCTGCTGGTACTTACACAAAAGGTACTGGTATGACAACCGCCGCCGCAGAAGCATTGGGTGGTACATCTGATAATACTTTTGCTGAAATGGCGTTTAGTATTGAAAAGTCCACTGTAACTGCTAGAAGTAGAGCATTGAAGGCAGAGTACACAATGGAACTTGCTCAAGACTTAAAAGCAATTCATGGATTAGATGCAGAAACAGAATTAGCAAACATTCTTTCTGCTGAAATTCTTGCTGAAATCAACAGAGAAGTTGTAAGAACTATTTACATCAATGCTGAAATTGGTGCATCACAGTCCGATAACACAGCAATCGGTTCTGTAAGTGCAATCAATACAACTACCGCTGGTATCTTTGACTTAGATACAGACTCAAACGGTCGTTGGTCAGTTGAGAGATTTAAAGGTCTTATGTTCCAAGTTGAGAGAGAAGCAAACCAAATTGCTCAAAGAACAAGAAGAGGAAAAGGTAACATCTTAATCACAAGTTCAGATGTTGCTTCAGCACTTCAAATGGCAGGTGTTTTAGATTACACACCAGCACTTAATAACAACTTGCAAGTAGACGACACAGGTAATACATTTGCTGGAATATTAAATGGTAGATATAAAGTTTATATTGATCCGTATTCTGCAAACAGTGCCGCCGCTCAATACTTTGTAGTTGGATATAAAGGTTCTTCACCATACGATAGTGGATTATTCTACTGTCCGTATGTACCACTACAAATGGTAAGAGCAGTTGGTCAAGACAATTTCCAACCAAAAATTGGTTTCAAAACTAGGTACGGTTTACAAGCAAATCCTTTTGCTGAAGCAGGTACTGGAGACGCCGCAGTTATTGATGGTTCTGGAAGTGCAAACTCCAACAGATATTACAGAAGAGTGCAAGTAGCAAACTTAATGTAGTATTGCAAATCATATTGCTTAAAGAAGGGTGTCTTTTCAGACGCCCTTTTTTTTTTTGGATAAATACTATTATGACAGTATCAGGATTATCAAGACAACCCACACAACTAGACTATGCAAGTCCAACGCAGTTTAAGTTTAGTACAATAAAACTACCAAAGGTGGAATACTTTTGTACTAAAGTAGAATTGCCTGGCATATCATTAGGTGAGTCAACACAAGAAACAAGATTTAAAGATAT